ATCCAGTGAGCGTGCATCACTCATGAACTACATGAACACTTTGGGACTTTCGGGTGAAAATAAGAATATGATCACTGGATTTTTCAATCAATCACCAAATAAGACACTCAACTCTGCGAAGAATAATGCTTCGACTATAAAACAAACACGCGAACAAGAGAGACTCGAAAATACTATTAAAAATATGTCATACATTTCCGAAAATAACAAAACCAAATTGCGTACAAATCTCAAATCAGGTATGAATATTAACCAAGTGATAAACTCAGCGAAGCGTATAAACACAGCTTCAAAATCAAAGAAGGCTACTGAACAGAACGTGATCGATTATGTCACTGGTAAAAATCTGGGTGAAAATGGTAACAAGCTCATCAAAAATTTCAAGAATGGTCTTCTCACTGGGAATAAGGTTAGGGAGGAAGCCACCAAGAAGAGGGCTTCTCTGAATGCAGATATAGTGACAGAAAAGAAGAAGAATATCCGAGATTTCATGAAAAATACACTTCTTACCGATAAAGAAAAGAATGGATTCATCAACCGGGTCGTTATGGATACCAATCTCAGTAATTTGGAAAAGGATATTCAGAAAGTTGATAAGGAACGTAAGGATACACGTACTATATTCGCTGGTAAGCAATCTGAGTTACAAGCGGTACTCAATGGTCTAACGAATTTGAGTATGAACCAGAAGACTAAGTTTATGAGTAGAGTTAAGAATGCAGGTACTAACATCGACTCGATTAAACGTGAAGCTGAACGAATCGACGATGCTAAAAAGAAGGGTAAGCAAAAGACAGTTAATCGCGCGGCGACTAAACCAGAAAACAACTTCAATGCGGGTAAAGCTTTGAACATTCTCAATAAACAACGTGCCGGTGAAGCTAAGCGCAAGGAGAGGGCGGTGGAAAATACTGAAAATACTACTATATATACACTTGAAACACTTAACACAATGAAGGATGCTCGGGAACTCCAAAACTATGTTCGCTCAACATCTTTACCTGAAAACATGAAGAAAAAGTACATAGCTCAATTAAATAGACCCGGAACAAACCTAAGGGCGATTCGTGGTCTCATCAATGCGAATACTCGCAAAGATATAGAATCCAAACTCAAGAAGATCAAGGGTCTCACAAATGCGAATATCGCAGAGTTCGTAGAGACACAGAACTTAAACAAAGCTCAAAAGAGAGGTGCTGGTCGTATCAAGGGTAAGAGTGTGACAAAGGAACGTGCGAAACCTGAAAAAACGAATAACTTCAACGCCGCCACTGCATTCAATAACTTGAACCTGGGACCCAAAAGAAACGCACTCATCAAAAAAACGAAAAATATAGTCACCAATCCTTTCGGGAGAATCGGTAAATGGAAACCAGCTATCATGAGTGCTAAGACGATGAAAGAACTCAACACTCTCGATATGAACTTGGATAATAGAGTCAGGTTGAGAAATGAGATTAAGAAGAGTGCGCTCACACCTAGGGAACAACGTGAATACACTGACATGGTGATGAAACTCGATAAAAATGTAAAGAATACACGGAATCTATTTGAAAAGGGGATTTCTAATGTCACTGGACCTCTTGTAAAGGGTATTCTTAACAAGGTGGTGGCTAACAATAAAAGAGGTAGCTTCAATGGTGGTTTGAGACTCGGGAACAAGCCCGTATATGAGAACAGTAATAGCAACAATAACAATAACAATAACAAGCCAAACATGAAACCTAACCCTACATTCGAACCAGCCATGCAAAATAATCCAGTGTTTAATAAACTTACCAACGAAAATAAGAAACCATTAATTTCTGCTATCAATACACTCAGGAAATTACCTCAAAATAGGAAAAGGGTGTTCAAGGGTCAGCTCGATGTTGCATTCAAGAATCAGAATATCAATAAGATGAAAGAGATTAGGAATAAGGCGGTTATGGAAAATCGAGAGATTTCAGAAAAAGAAAAACGAAACAAAGAAGAAGCTAAGAAAGTTGAAGAGGAAAAATTAGCTAAAATGAAAGCTAAGAAAGCTGTGAAATTGGAACCTATTCCACCCAATGCACCCAAGCCTAATAAACCTTCATTTAGAGCCCTCGTCCAAAAAAATAAGGAAAAACGGGTCATGAATGCGGTAAAAACGGCGGCCCAAAAGACAGCAATCAGTCAAGCCACTGGAATGGAACGTAAGAAATTGGCGGTGAAATACGCACCAAGGACACAGGCCAACGTAACCAAAGTGAATGGTTTTGGTAAGATATTCAAGAGTAATGTTAGAAAAGAAGCGGAGAAGGCTGCTGTCTCGGCTAAGAAATACATATCTGAGACTGACAAGATGAAGGTGAAAGCCATGGAAAACAAAAAGTTCAACAATTCACTCGCTGAAAAGAGGCGAATTTTGAGAGAAAGAGAGGCTAAGTCAAACTCAAAAAAGAAATAAAACAAGTAAAATGAATCACCCCGACGACGACTGCACCGTAGTGACAGACATGCCCCTCGGTGATGAAGTTGCGGACTTCATCGAGGGGGGTATCCATAGAGATATGACGAATGAGGATGTAGAGGAGTGGTGTGATACCAATATAGATGATCTCACAACTATTTATGAGAAGTACCGGGGTACGTACTTGTCATATGGACTTGCAGAGATGACACTGTTTTTTGCACAAACAGTGTATGAGAGAGATGACGCACATGAAATGATTAGTAGTTTTGTAGATTTTCAATAATTAAAGAAATAAAATGCCTTTAACGTAATGGAAAATTGTGATGTCTGTTGTGAGAAATTAAATAAGATAAATCACAAACAAGTCAAGTGTCCTTTTTGTGATTTAACGAGTTGTAGAGCATGTTCTCAAAGATATATACTTTCCTCATTTGAAGATCCACATTGTATGGGGTGTAGGACTCTATGGAATAGGGAATTTGTGGATTCTTTTTGTACTCTCTATTTCAGAAACACGGAACTGAGACGACATCGTGAGACCATTCTATTTGAAAGGGAAAAGGCGCTCATGCCTGAGACGCAACCCGAAGTTGAACGAATTATACAGATGCGGAGACTTCGTCGTATAATTCGACAGCAAAAAGAGCGTCTATTAGATCTTCATCAAGTGTATCAAGTGGGGTATGAAGTTACTACCCGAATACCACCAGAAATGCAGATACTCTATCGAGAAATGGAAGGTACCTATCGTCATTTAGAACAACTTCGAAATCATGGAACACTGGTAGATGCAGAACCTAGACGTTTTATTCGTCAGTGTCCAATCGAAGAATGTAAGGGGTTTCTAAATGAAGAATGGTTTTGTGGATTATGTGAATGTAAATATTGTAAAGGTTGTAACGAGACCCTCACCGAAGAGCATGTATGTGATCCAGAAACTGTCGAAACCATGAAACTTTTAAATAAAGATAGTAAATCATGTCCAAAATGTGGAACTGTTATACATAAAACGAGTGGGTGTGCTCAGATGTGGTGCATCAGTTGCCACACCGCGTTTAATTGGCGAACGGGTGAAATCGAAACTGGGCGAATACATAACCCACACTTTATAGAATTCAAGAAGAAGACAATGATGTCTCGAGAACATGGAGACATCCCATGTGGAGGTGTGCCAACATTTAGGGAACTTCGGGAGATGGGAGCTACCAATGAGATACTTCAATATGCGATGGTGGTACATCAAGTCGAACGAGAAAATATATATCTTGATACGAGACCCATTGAAAATTTGCACATTCGTGTGGGGTATATGCTCAATGACATAGATGAAGTAGAGTTTAAACAGTATTTACAGCGTCAAGAAAAATACAAAGAGAAAAATCGAGATCTCTCTAATATTTTTGAAATGGTGGCAAATACAGGGGGTGATATTCTCAGACAATATGTACTCGAACCACAACGTCACGATGAAATTATAGACTTGTTACAAAAAATTATAGAATATGGAAATGAAATTTTTGAAACAATTCGAAAAAGATATAATTGTAAGTTACCAAAGAATATTTTTGTGTGAGTACAATAAGATGATACTCGTACTATTTTTAATCCTATTGGTCATTTACTTGTTACCAGTGTATCAACGGCCTATAATTTATCATAACTTTATAACACCTGAGGAGAGGAAATATATCATAGAGAGTGCCAAAAAGGAACTCAGTCCATCGGTCGTTTCTGAAGATCGATACATAGATGATTCTGTCCGTAAAAGTGAAACCGCTTGGTTGAGTCGAGAAGATCCAATTGTTGAAAATATCATGATGAGATGTTTAAAGCACACCGACAGACCACTTCAGAACTGTGAAAAGCTTCAGATTCTTAGATACAAGTCAGGAGGGTACTACAAACCCCATCAAGATGCATTTGAAGATGATAGTAACATGAGACTCTACACATTCATATTAGCACTCAATGACGACTATGAAGGTGGTGAGACTGTATTTCCGAATATAGGGAAAGAGTATAAGCTTAAGGCGGGTGATGCACTGTTCTTCGACACACTTGACAACTATGAATGTATGACATCCAAGGCTTTACATGGTGGGAAACCTGTAAAGTCTGGGGAGAAATGGATTTGTAATTTATGGGTGAGGAAGTATCCTTATGCTTAAAAGTTTAACACCTTTCTAAAGTATGAAATGCTTCGCAACCTTCTCTGAAAATAGTCTTTACAAGATAAAGCTGGCAAAAACTCGACGGAATGTTCTTGAAGGTATGTACCAGCGACCAAGTATCGTAGAGGTGCGCCCAATTAAGGAAAATCTAAGACTTCGTTTACGTTTCACAGAAGCGATAAAAGAAGCACAGGATATGTGTAAAATGGATAAGGATTCGTCGGAGTGTCACTGGGCTTGGTACGAGGTTGACGAATTAGAGGATTCTATGCTACGTCTATATCCCGATAGATGGTGATATTTGGTGGATCGTCATCGTACCCATAATACTGAATCGATATTCCGAATAGATCTATCATTTCTGTATTAACTTCTTCATTCATATATCTTTTCCAGTTTTGTAGAGTTGTATGGAAATATTCAACACCATCCTCTGAAAATGCACCTATGCGCATGAATGGTCTACTGCGTAGCTTTCTCATATATTCATGAACAGCTTCAGGTAAGGGTGATGCTCTCTTATAGACTGATTTTAAGACGTCAATAATATAATATCCATGTGAATCACAAATTATATTGACTTGCATTTTGGGAAACCCCTTGATATACGCTTCAAAATCTGCA